ATTTTCAAATTGCAAATACGTGTTGTACAGATTATGGTCCTGCGGGGTATAGCACTGAGCAACGAACACCTTTTGTCACTGAAATGCGGGCATCCCCAACTGCCGCTCAAGGGAGTACGGGGTCAACTTCACACTACAACTCGTCTTCAAACTCACTTACCGTTGAAGATTTAAGACACGCACGTGCAAATGCTGCGTGTGCATCAACGGGAAGTTATTCTTCTCGCTTTTTAAATTGGCAGTTTTCGGCGGAGTTATAAAATGTTTAAAAAATTTCCAAACGATATTGAAGGCAAAGAGATTCGCGGTGTTTGCCGCCTGTCCGACAACGCCTTCATCCCCTTTGACCCCGCCAACACAGACTACCAAGAGTACCTGAAGTGGCTAGACGAGGGTAATACACCAGAGCCTGCGGACGAGGTGTAACCAATGGAAAATTTAAACCCAGTAGAGTATGGGAAACTATTGGCTAAGGTGGAGGGGTTAGAAGCTAAGGTGAACAGTATGGATGCTGACATCAAAACACTTCTAGCTCTAGCCAACCAAAGCAAAGGTGGTTTCTGGATGGGGATGACCATAGCATCTATTGCTGGGGGATTTCTTACATGGCTCTCACAACATTGGATGAAATAAATGGACCCCATTAGTCTCTTCATGGCAGCTACGGCAGCTTTTAACACCGTTAAGAAGCTCGTAGAAGCTGGCAGAGAAGTAGAAGATGTCTTAGGGCAAATCGGTACTTGGATGGGCAAGGTCAGTGAGCTACAGGCTGCTGACAATAAGAAACCAAGTATCTTTAAGCGTATCGGTGGTGGTAAATCCGTGGAACAAGAAGCCATGGAGCAACTCCAGCGCCGTGAGGCCGTACGTAAGCAACACCTTGAACTTATGTCTATGGTGAAGCTTGCCTACGGTCCTCAGGCTTTTGACGACCTTATGCACATGCAGCGTCAGATTAAACTGAAGCGTGAGCGTGAGCTTATCCATCAGCAACAGCGTAGGCGTGACATGATGTGGTATGCCTTAGCCGCTGTTGTTATTGCTGTTGCTGGCTGGGCAATGTGGGGAATGATTGCCACAGCAATTGAGTGGAAACAGAACGGAATCTAATGGTTAAACTTTTGTACATCTTTGCAGGCCTTGTGACAGTCAGTGCAGTATTCCTTATTGCTGGCTGTGAAGATCGTTATCGGTATGCTTGCCAAGACCCAGCAAACCATAAGAATCCTGAGTGCCAACATCCTGCCTGTGAGGCTAGTGGTACTTGTACTGATTACTTAATAACACCATCGGAGATGAAATGAAAGATGCTTCTTTAGACGATATACTAAGGTTTATCGTAGGTGTTGTAATGGCAATTACTCTAGTGGGTATTGTAGGTGTAGTACTTTATAGTCTAGTCTTTGTGACACAGCCTATAGACGTTCAGGCACCTAACGATGCAGAATTCTTTAAACTTGTGAACCCCATAGCTACATTTATTGTAGGTGCCCTTAGCGGTATTATGGTAGGCACAAAGAGCACCAAGGGGGACTAATGTTACCATTAGCAGGACTATTAGACATTGGCAGTAAGCTGGTTGATAAGCTTATTCCAGACCCTGAGGCTAAGGCTAAAGCTCAGGCAGAGCTGATTAAGATGCAGCAGGATGGTGAGCTGGCTAAAATGGCTAACGACACCGACCTATACAAAACAGAGCAAAACAACCTCACAGAGCGTCTTAAGGCTGACATGGGTAGTGACTCATGGTTGTCCAAGAATATACGCCCTATGACCCTTGTAGCGATTCTGGTGGGGTATTTTACCTTCGCCATGATGTCTGCTTTCGGTAAGGATGCAAACCAAGCCTACGTAGAACTCTTAGGTCAGTGGGGTATGCTCATTATGAGCTTCTACTTCGGTGGACGTACCCTTGAGAAGATCATAGATATGAAGAAAAAATAGCCATGTTCTGGATACCCGTTGCCTTTGTCTGTCTCGTAAATGATACATGTTCTTTTTACCATGGCGGTATCTCCATATCCATAGAGCAGTGTCATGCGGAGAACAAGAAAGCTGTTGTAGTTATGCAACGGGATGCTGATGTAAAAGCCTTCAGGACTGACTGTCTTGAGATTAAACCAAAGGGGACTGATTCTGTATGAAACTGACTGATAACTTTTCACTGGCTGAGATGACCAAGAGCGATACAGCCCTTAGGTTAGACATGGATAACACCCCGGGTCCTGAGGAAATCGACAACATGACTCGACTTTGTGAGGTTGTTCTCCAGCCCGTTAGGAACCACTTTGGTAAGGGTGTAAAGGTTAATTCTGGTTTCCGTCACCCTAATGTCAATGCCAAGGTGGGCGGTAGTAAGACTTCGGACCACTGTAAGGGCATGGCAGCTGACATTGAGATTCCCGGGGTTGCTAATGCAGACCTAGCTAAGTGGATTGTGGATAACTTGGAGTTTAGACAGGTAATACTTGAGTTCTATACTCCTGGAATTCCAGACTCAGGATGGGTACATGTTAGTTATAATCCCAGTGATAATAAGAAACAAGTACTCACAGCAACCAAAAAGGAAGGAAAGACTGTTTATCTTAACGGTCTGATTGCATAAGATGAAAGACTCAAGACTAACTCGTGCTGGTGTATCTGGCTACAACAAACCTAAGAAGACGCCAAGTCATCCGACCAAAAGTCACGTAGTTGTGGCTAAAGATGGTGATCAAGTTAAGACTATTCGGTTTGGACAACAGGGAGTCTCAGGTAGTCCTGAGGGTTCTGCACGGAACAAATCGTTTAAGGCTCGACATGCCAAGAACATTGCTAAAGGCAAGATGAGTGCTGCTTATTGGGCAGACAAAGTAAAATGGTAAAAAAGTACTTGACAAAAAGACAAAAATATGGTATACTATATACATTAGTATACTTAGGTTAAAGTACTTAGTATTTAAACATAAAGATAATAAACCTTAGGAGTACTTAAGATGCCGCTTAAGAAGGGTAGTAGCAATAAGACAGTCAGTGAGAATATTCGTAAAGAAGTAAAGGCTGGCAAACCACAGAAGCAGGCAATTGCCATTGCAATGTCTAAAGCAGGCCGTAGTCTTCCTAAGAGAAACATGAGAGCTAAGAAAAATGAAGCACACCGTAGGTAAGACACTAACTGCCGGAGCAGCAAACACACTGTTCACTGTGCCTAATGGTTTTAAGGCTGAGGTGACACTGTTGTTTATTTCCAACGCCACAGGAAACAACAAACTGGTTAGTGCTTATTGGCAGCATGCTCATGATGCTAGTCATCAGATCAAGATTATTGACAACTACTTACTGGCTGCAACTGAGTTTATCAAGTTTGATGGTTCTAGTATCATCATGCAAAGTGGAGATTCTATTGTTATTACCACAGAGGCTGGTAGTTCTATGAGCGGTATAGCTACTTTTAACTTATACAAAGAAGCGGCTACATACGCTTTTGACGGAGAATAAGATGGCTCAGACAAGCTATGAAGAGTATTTAGCTGGAATCATGGGTAACATGCAACCCGGACGAGGAATGCTTTCTCCGGCTCCTATGGCTATGCCTGACATCTCAGCTATTCAGTCTGCAGTGCAGAATGTTGGCAATGTTAACCAAGGGTATGTCGCTCCTGCTCGTACTGACCTTGCTAAGTTTCGTACGGACTTTGAAGAAGGTCGTCGAGCTGTTGCTGAAGACATCTTAGCGCAATCTTTAGGTGTTGCTCCTACAGGTGGAATGATGTCTGGTGGTGACCGTGCTGTAGAACTAACAGACGCACAGAAAGCTTACTTTGACATTGAGACTCCTGCTGAACGTGACTTTAGGATGCAACAACTACAACGTTCTGTTACTCCCGGGTGGTTACAAGCTGTCTTAGGTATCGGTGCTCCTGTCCTCTCAGGTTTGCCTAACTACAATATCCGTAGTGAAGAAGTAAAACGAGCACTTGCTAGAGAAAAAGCTGCTTACGATAATGCCATGGCTTCTTCTAATATAAGCTGGGATTCAAACGCATATGGCGGTGGAGGTGGCTATGTTAACTCAGAAGGCAACGCTCCCGGCGCATCTCCCGGTGAAGTAGGCAATGCTTCTTTTTCTGGTGATGTAGGCTACGATCAATAACAGGATAACAAATGACATACATTCAATTAGTAAACTCTGTTCTCCGACGACTCCGGGAAAGTGAAGTAACCACTGTACAAGGCGCTGGTAACTCTAATGCTTATGCCCGACTAATTGGTGACTTTGTAAACGAAGCTAAGAGTCAAGTCGAAAATGCTTGGAAGTGGAGTGCCTTACGCCGTACATTAACAGCAACTACTGTTGATGGTACTTTTAACTATGAGCTTCAAGGAAGTAAAAATAACTTCCAAGTGCTTAGTGTCTTAAACGACACAAGTGACATTGTCATGTTATACAAGGACGCTGACTGGTTTAACGAAGCTTTCTTGTTGACAAACCCACAGCGTGGTATTCCTACGTTCTATAACTTTAACGGTGTTAGTGCTGACGGTGATACTCAGGTAGACATCTATCCAATTCCTGATGGTGCCTACACACTTCGGTTTAACGTGGTGTTGCGTAACGTGCCTTTGTCAGGTGACTCTGACCCCATGGAAATCCCATCTCGTCCTGTTATCCTTCTAGCCACAGCGATGGCAATTGAGGAACGTGGTGAAGATGGTGGACAACAAAGCATGAATGCTTATGCTGCTGCTCAGTCTGCTTTAGCTGATGCGGTGGCTCTGGATGCTGGTCGTCACCCCGAAGAAACTGTTTGGTATAGTGTATGAAACAGATTGAAACACTTTCTATTGTTGCCCCCGGTTTCTTCGGTCTAAACACTCAAGAAAGTGGTGTTACTATCTCCCCTAACTTTGCTCAATTAACAGACAACGTTATTATTGACAAGTACGGCCGCCTAGGTGCTCGTAAGGGTTGGGTGATGCAGACCACTTCAGGTTCTTCTGCCCTCTCTGGTAATCCTGTGCGCTTCATGATGGAGCATGTGAACGCTGATGACAGTACGGAGGTTATCTCTGCTGGTAATAACAAACTGTTTGCTGGGGGTATTGGTGCTGCTTTAACAGACATTACTCCAGCTCTTTACACGATTACAGATAACGATTGGAACGGTGCTTCACTGAATGACACCGCCCTGCTGGTTCAATCGGGCCATGAGCCAATTGTTTATAGTGAGGCAGGGTCACCCCTAGCCAAGACAATTACAGACGCTACAGGGTTGTCTCAGAACTTTGGAGTGGCATATCCTAGTGGAGTTATTGCTGCTTGGGGTCGCTACTGGGTTCATGACAAAGATTACATCTACTGGTCAACAGACATTGCTGACAGTGATTTCCCTGCCTTCAATGGTGGTTCTAGTGGCTTCTTGAATATTGCCTCTATCCTTCCAGATAATGCGGATGACATTGAGGCTATTGCTACTCATAACAATTTCCTAATCATCTTCTGTAAGCATAACATTGTTATCTATCAGGGTGCAGAGAACCCCATTAGTACAAACTTTGGTTTACAGGATGTTATTGTCGGTGTAGGCTGTATTGCTAAACGTAGTGTACAGAACACAGGTAATGACCTAATCTTCTTGTCTGACACTGGTATTCGTTCGTTGGGTCGGGTTATTCAAGAAAAGTCCTTGCCTATGCGGGATTTGACCAAAAATGTCCGTGATGACTTTATTAAGGATGTTATTGCTGAAAACGCTGCTTATGGTAGTTTAGATAAAGTAAGCAGTGCTTATTCAGAGATTAACGCCTTCTACCTTATATCTTTTCCTGCAACCTCGACTGTCTACTGTTTAGACATGAGAAGTCCTTTGGAAGATGGTGCAGCTCGTGTCACAGTGTGGTATGAGTACCCTGCCTATTCTTTCTTACGTTTGCGTAACAGGGACTTGTTAGTTGGCAAGGTAAACGGTATTGGTAAGTATAGTGGGTATTCAGATAATAATGAAAGCTTCCGGCTTCGTTACTTCTCTCACTATGTAGACTTTAACAGCCCAACGACAAACAAAATTCTTAAGCAGATTGGTGTTACTGTTCTAGGAGGTTCTAACCAACAGTTTACAATTAAGGTTGGTGTGGATTACGAAGCAGCATACCGCTCCTATCCTTTTGTTATTCAGGTGGGTAATGTCTTTGAGTATGGTGTCTCTGAATATAACATAGCTGAGTTTAATGCTGGTGTTGTGTTAGATAAAATTAAAAGTAGCGTTGGTGGTGCTGGTACTTCTATCCAAATTGGCTTTGAGGCTGATGTTAATGGATCAGAATTGTCAGTGCAGAAGATTGACGCATTTGTTAAAACTGGAAGGATTGGCTAATGGCTCAATATGTAAAAGCTACAAACTTTGCGAGTAAGGATGCGTTACTCTCAGGCGACCCCAACAAGATTGTTAAGGGTGCTGAGGTTGATGATGAGTTTAACAACATTCAAACAGCAGTGAACAGTAAGGCTGATACCCTTAGCCCAACACTGACTGGTACTCCTTTGGCTCCTACGGCAACTGCTGGCACTAACACCACACAGGTGGCTACTACTTCTTTTGTTAAAACAGCAGTAGATAACGCTACAGGTTCTCTAGGAACAATGAGCACCCAGAATGCAGCTTCTGTGGCTATTACTGGTGGCGCTATTTCTGGAATTACTGACTTAGCCGTGGCTGATGGAGGTACTGGTGCTTCTACTGCTGCTAATGCTCGTACTAACTTAGGTGCAGCAGCTATTGATTCTCCAGCTTTCACAGGTACACCAACAGCCCCTACTGCTTCATTTGGAACAAGCACAACACAAATTGCTACCACAGCTTTTGTGCAAGCAAATATTTCAGGTGCTTACCCTGTGGGTTCTATCTATATTAACGCATCAAACGCAACTAACCCCGCAACCTTACTAGGTTTTGGCACTTGGGTTGCTTTTGGTGCTGGTAAGGTAATGGTTGGTTTTGATGCCGCTGACCCTTCGTTTGCTACAGCAGAGGGAACTGGTGGTAGTAAAGATGCTGTTGTTGTCAGTCACACTCACAGCATAACAGACCCCGGTCACGTTCACAGTGGTGTTCCTATTGTCAACAGGGATATTTTTGATGGTGGTCCTTTTAATTATAATGCTGACTTTTATGACCAGTATCAAAACACTAATACAGCAACTACTGGTATTAGTATTAACTCAACAGGCTCCAGCGGCACTAATGCTAACTTACAGCCATACATAACAGTCTATATGTGGAAGCGTACAGCATGATAGACATTGTGCATCATTTTTCTGATGGGTTGTATGCTAAGGAAACATTTATCCCTTACGATACCTTTTTAATGCAACATAAGCACACATACGCCCATATGTCAATATTAGCTAAAGGGCGTGTATTGGTTAAAGTAGATGATGATGTTACAGAGCATGAAGCACCAGCTTGTATAAATATAGAGGCTAACAAACACCATAGTGTAAAGGCACTAGAAGACAGTATTTGGTACTGTATTCACGCAACGGAAGAAAAAAACATTGATAAGATCGACGAAGTGTTGATCGCCAAAGGAGAGTAATATGGCATGGATGGCACCAGTAGCAGGAGCTGTAATAGGCGGCTTATTCCAAAGTAATGCCGCTAGTAAAGCGGCGGGAGCACAACAAGCTGCTGACGCTGCACGTTTAGCTGAAGAGAAACGAGTACGTGAGCAACTTCGGTTAGACACGGAAACCCAACGTGCAGTAGCAGACCAAGCGTTTGCTGACTACAATGCGGGACTTATCTCCTATGCCGAAGCACAACAAAAAGCTGCTCAGGCAATGGGACAGGTTCAAAGCTCCATTGGTCAGAGTCAACTTTCTGATACCGCTAAAGCGATGGAATTGGCTAAGTTTCAGCCATACTCAATCCGCACAGGTACGGGTTCTACCTTCTTCGACCAAGGCACAGGACAGGCTGGTTTCGCATTGTCACCTGAGACCTATGGTTATCAGCAGGACCTCTACAGGAAGGCTGGTGAGGCTGCTGGGGCTATTCAGGCAGACCCCACAGCTGCTGCTGCTCAATATGTAGCTCAACAGCAAGGTCTCCTGCAGCCCGGACGACAAGCAGAGGACATTGCCTTACGTAATCAACAACTCAGTCGTGGTCGTATTGGTATGGGCATCTCTGGTGAAGCTGCTGGCGCTGGCGCTGGCGGTATGGTTAACCCAGAGCAATTCTCTCGTGACCGTGCTCGTGCCCTAGCAGATGCTCAGATTGCAGCACAAGGTACTCAGGCTGGACAAGCACAACAAATGAATCAGCTAAATTTAGCTAGTGGTTTGTTTGGTGCTGGTTTGCGTCCTGAAGAATCAGGTCTTAACATGCTTACTCAAGGTTCTAACATCGGTAGTCTGGCTCAGGGTGCTGGTCAAGCTCAAGCTAACCTCTACGGCTCTGGTATGGCTAATGTGTACAATAGTATGCTTGGCGCTGCTGGAAGAGCTCAAGAAGCTGCTCAGTATATTCCCCAAGCTAATCTCACAGGTGCTCAAGAAGCTTACAACCGTCAGCAGACTTACTTGGGTAGTCTGCAAGGAAATATGCTGCCATATCAATCAATGACAATGCCACAGGCGACAGTGCCGGGTAGTGCATACATGATGGCTGGTTTGGGTAGCGGTTTGATGAACGCTGGTATGCAGGGTATTAACCGAATGATTAACCCCATTCAACCAACAACCCAAGCAGCTACAGGAGCTTCCTTAGGTGGTGGTTTACAACCTTCTGGCATGTTAACAGGGGGTTCTTTTGTACCGGGCATGCCTGTTGATTACAGATTAAGCACAGTACCGGGTGCAAGCTTTGGTGGTCTTCGATAATTTTAACAGGAGCGACAATGGCTACAAGTATTTTAAGTCTCTTCGGTAACGAAGTTGATCCCTTTGCACAACAGCAACAAGCCTTTCAGCAGCGACTGTCACAAGCGACTGACCCTCGAGCATTCATAGCAACCGTAGGTTCTAACCTAGGTGGTCAGCTGGGCGGTATTGCGTCAAACCTTCTTGGTGGTCCCTCACGTGAACAAAAGATTCAGAAGATTTATCAAGCCGTAGGGAACATCTCAGACCCCCTAGGACAGGCTCAGGAAGCTTATCGTTTGTTCCAACAGGAAGGCATGCCAAAAGAAGCCCAAATGGTCCTTGAGTCCATCCGTGAGTTGCAGAAGGAAGCAGATGCAAATACAAGAGAAGCGGCTAAACTTAAAGCCAGAGAAACACTTGCTTCATCTCTTAGTACTTTAGACCCAACAAATCCAGATGACCAGTTAAAGCTAGCTACATTAGCTGCACAAGCTGGTGAAGGTGCTATGGCAGGCAATGCGTTCACTACTGCTGGCACACTAAAGAAAACTAAAGCAGAACTGGCAGCGGAAACTGAATCAGCTAAAAATAGAACCAAAGCTGTTAAAGGAATTAAAAAAGATATACCCCCAGAAGTTGCAGATATGATAGGAGCTGATAAAGCAATATTTGCTAAGTTCGTAGATGCAACTCTCTTAGCTAAAGATGAGAAAAATAAAACTGAAATTAAAACAGTAGGAGAAAGAGTACAACTTATTACATATAATCCTACTAACGGTAATGTTGTCCGTACTCAAGATTTGGGAGCAGCTCCAAAACCAGCTAAGAATGTAATTACGATTGATCAAAGAGGTCAAGGCAAGTATGCAGAAACTGTAGGTGCTAAAACTGCCGAAGAAGATGTTGCTTTTGTTAGTACAGTAGAGAAAGCAGCTGATACTTTACCAAAGATCAATGAAACACTAAAACTACTTAAGACAGGCGATATAACAACAGGTTTTGGTGCTGAATTTCTCTTAAACGTGAATCGTGTGCGTTCTCAGCTAATGGCAGACAAAAAAGCAGGGAAAACCGTAACCGATACACAAGTATTAGACGCAATGTTGGGTTCTGAAGTGTTCCCAATGATTGATGCTCTTGGTATTGGTGCTCGTGGCTTGGACACACCAGCTGAACGTGAGTTCTTACGTGGTGTCTTTACAGGTACCATTCAAATGAATAAGGAGACATTGGTTAGACTTACCGAAATTCGTAAGAATGTTGCAGAACGAGCAGTATCAAAGTTTAATAAACGTTTGGGCGAAGGCTACTTTAAAAAATATGAGGAAGCTCTAGGCCGCAATCTAAAACCTATAGAACTTCCTGCCCAAGAACCCACTGTCTCCAACTGGGAGTAAACATGCCTAAAAATATAACAGTTACGTTTGATGATGGGTCTTCCCACGTTTACCAAAATGCACCGGATACAGTAACGCCTGACGAAGTTGAACAAAGAGCTTCTCAGGAGTTTGGTAAAAAAGTAGTTAGCATGGATGGTGGAAAACAACCAGAGCCACCCCCGCCCCCTCCAGAACCCATGGGTAACCTTGAGTCTGCTGCCACTCTTGTTGGCGGCATGCCTGAGCGCATAGGTTCTGCTATGGAAGCTCGTAAGAAGGAAATGGTAGACGTAATGCAGACGCCTAGTCGTTTTCCTTTTGAAAGAGAACTGCAAATGATAGGCAAGGGGATTGCAGGACCTATGCTAGATATTGCAGGAGAGACTGTTTCTACAGGTGTAGGAGCAGCTGCTGATGTGGCTAATCCTGAGATTCGTCGGGGTTTTAATGACTTGATGAATGGCATCACAAACTCTGAGTTTGCTAAACAAGCCATAGACTTTTACATGGCTTTAGACCCCCAAACACGCAGGACAGTTGAGTCTGCATTTAACATTGCCAACGTGCTGGCTCCTTTCAAACTCAAAGCAAAGAAGGGTGCTGGTTTCTCAGATACTCTTAAGGAAGGCATGACTGTTGTTGACAGGCAGAAAGACCTTAAGCGCACAATGTTAAGGAGAATGTTCCAGTCTGAGCGTTCTAAAGAAAACATTGCATTTGACCTCACCAACGGTACTGCTGACTTAGACAACATGGTGGATAACCTTTTAGACATTAAGGGTGTTTCTCCTCTGTATGTGCCAGAGCGTAACATGGCTGCTCTCAATAAACACATGAATACTCTTGAGGCACGTATCCAAGGACAGCTGGGTTCTTTTGACAAGACAGGTAGATTTGTTCGTAATGTTAAGAACTCGTTTAACGACCTACTAGCAGACACCATTAACACATCACCGACACTACGAGAACAGGGTCTTAAGCCAGCAGTTAAAGCTGAGGCTCAAAGGTCAATCATGCGTAAGGTTGATGGTATCATTACTAACCTAAAAGAAGCAAAGATAGAACCTAACAGCCTGAAGGGTCTTCTTGAGCTACGCAGAAGGCTTGACAAGGTACTATCTTCTAAAGACTTCAATAAGCTGTCTGATGTAGACAAGAGCAAGCTGGCTTTGGAAAAGCAGATCGTTATGGATATGCGTGGGAAGATCAACGACACCATTAGTGGTTTTGCAGAAGAGTTTGCTCCTGAAAACGAAACCATTAAAACACTTTTAAAGAAACAGAGTGCTACTTATGGTGCTACCAATAACTATGTCACTAAATCAGCAAGAAATTTAGCTAACTTGACAGAGCAAGGTGCGATTGCGAAGGCTCTTTCTAACCATCCTATTTTGGTCTACAGAGCACTACAGAACCAAGGGGCTTCTCCTACGGTGGCTGCTATCTTGGCTGCGCCTTCAGCTATTAACCTTGGTGGTGAAGTCTTTGGTGCCGCAAGACGACAACTGTCTGGTGCTAGGGCACCGCTAATCCGTGGAGGTATGTTTTACGGTCAGGAAGAGGAGCAACGATAATGGCTACAGGACTGCAGAACCCTTTCTTTGTTCCAGAGGAGTTTGATATAAACGCTGTAGAGCCTAATGTTTTAACTAATGATTATTTAGTAAAAAACATAAACAGACTCTCTGATAGGTTTAATACTATCGACAAAGCTTATCCTGATGACTTCTTAGGATACGCCCAACGCGCTCAGGAAGGCGGTAGTGCTGTTCTTGGGCAAGCTGGTAAGATGACGGGTGATGCGTTAAGCAGCCTTGGGGGCGCTGCCATGAAGATTATAGGTACTGTAGCAGACATGGCTACACCTGATGCGCTTACAGACCCTTTAATAAACGCTACAAAAAGCGTAGCTTCTGCCATTAAGAATGCACCTACAGTCCAAGAAGGCATGAAGATTGCTAGTCAGTGGTATGGTTCTCTACAGCCAGCACAACAGCGTATGCTTGGTGACTTAGGGAACATGACTAACATGGTTGGTGCGTCTACTGTCGTTCCTTTCACAAACCCTGCTCTTAAGGGTGGTGGTATGACAGCCTTTTCAAACCTCATACCCGGGAAGTATGGAGCATCAACATTAAGCATGTCTGTTCCTGAACAAAAGTTGGTAGAAGGTGTAACCAAACTAGCTGAGAAAGGTGGAGCGCCTTTGACTGCTTCTCAGAAACAAAACATTGAGACAGGCTTAGGTCGTGTCATGGGTTTTGGCAGATGGGCTGCTGAAGGCGCTACGAACGCAATAACATATTACTTCAACCCAAAAGCAAAAGCTTTGTATGAAGAACAGGGAATAGGTCCTTTGGTAACACAAATGGCTAAGACAGCTGGGACCGATGAAGATGCTATTAAGAAACTAATGGCTCAGGGCATGTATAACAGACACATTATCAAGCAGTCTGGACGGGAAGGTGTAGTTTCTCCGCAAATGCAAGCCATTGGTAACTTTGGTGTGCTGGCTGAGTCTACAACAGCTAAACCCGGTGTATACAAGGAGATGGCTAAACCCTTCGACCAAGCAAATATTCCAGATATAGATTTCGATGCCTTTGAATCACATATCCGTAATGCTTGGAAAGATGGGATGGCTTCGGATGCAAACATAATTCTTAAGGGGTCTGCACAACTATCAGGACAACACTCTAGGGACCTTTGGCATTCTCCTGTCTACAAAACGCTGACTAAAGCTTTTGATGACATTGAAAATGTACCCGGAATGAAGTACAGGTTTGATAACGATGATCAGCTTAGGGATTATCTTAAGAAGTATGTAGATGAAACTTCAGTAGAGTCTAGTCTCACCGCAAGCACGAAGCACATGTTAAAAACAAAAGGTCGTGGGGAAGAGCTTAGAAGGAAACACTTTAATATTATTCCTGAAGACCAGCTGACTCCTGAAATGAAAGCTGCTGGTGGTGTGTGGATTAAAGACGGTTTTCCCGGCACATCAATTACAGAAGGCGGTGTTAACGGTATTTATAAAGTAGATAAAAACTGGAACGTGACAATGGTCATTTCAGACGAACACAACTACTTTGAGAAGTTTACCAAACCAGTCCTGCCGAATAATCAAATGATGGTATCTATGCCGTTCTCAAAGAACATAGCGATGCAGAAGTTGTTGCCAAAAGCCTCTAAAGAAAAGTTTGGTTTTGAAGGCAAGAACTTTGGTATGCTGGGTGGAGACGCCAGTAAAGAAAAAGCTTTAGGTATTATAGCAGATATAAATCAAGCTTCACCTACAGCCTTCGGTACTGCAAGACAGGCAAGCGGCTTGTTTAACACTTACGTTAGACCAACAGAAGAATAAAAAAAGGGGTCCTAAGTGACCCCTTTAGTTTATTTAGATTTCACAGACCCCTGACACACATGCCAGCTGCTGGGCACCTTCCACGTTGTCGTCTGTCTCGATAAAATCGTTCCAGTCAACCTCAGGAGGCATTGCAGCCAGTAGCTTGTTGTAGGTCGCCTCATCAATCTCCTCGTAGGGTGCTTGGCGATAACTACCACCATCCCACGGCAGGAAACTAATGCCGCTAATCTCATCGAAGTGTTCCCACACCCAAGCACCTACAGCAGGCCAGTCGTCTTCTTTGACGTATACGGTCACAGAGGGCTTGTGCTCACACCAGTGACGCTGGTAGGCTAACCAGAGCTTCAGGTGTGTGAAACTATCCAAGTCGTCACGAACCACACAGCCCTCAGGTGCCTTCATAGGGAAACTGAAGATCGTGGTGTCATTAGGCTTCATTACGTCTGCTTCGTTGGGGATTCCTTTTTCCTTAAGAAACGCTGTAATGGGGTCTTTATTATCGTTACGAACTCGTCTAATATAGTAAGCACTATGGCGAGCATGGATGCCACTAGCAGAATCAACAAGCTGACTGACAGTACCACTAGGCTTAACACATGTGATAGAAGCTGAGGGAGGAATTGAGAGAACACTAGCAAACTCCTTGTTAGTTTCCACAGCCAAGGAACGCATGCTCTCGAGTCGATCCTTCAAGCCTGAATCATCAACGTTGTTCAGCAAAGGGCAATCCAAGATACCTGTGATTGACACGCCCAACAGACGCTCTTCTTCGGTATTCTTCTTCCACACATGACGCAGGTACGGGAAGTCCGTCAGGGTAGACTGGAAGGTACCTAGGATTGTCGCAAGTTGAACCTTACGTGCCAACATAGCCTCTGTGTCATCCACACGGGCAACAACCTCTGTCAGGTTACAGAACTGGTACGGACGGAGAATAATCTCTGAACATGGGTTAGTACCGAAGTCATAACTAGAGTCCCTACGTCCCAGTTTCTCCACGGTGGTCTTAGCAGCTGCACGAGAGAAGATACCACGCTCACCGCTGTGTGACTGGTACAGGGATAACCATTCAGTCAGGAACTCGCCTACAGTGGGCTTCTCGTTGTAACTGGCGCTATTGTTTGCCAGAGCACGTTGACCATCACGTTCCCACCAGCTGCCTGCTTTAGCATGACGCATACGGTCATCTGTCAGGTCAGATAAACTAATCATGGCTGAACGGCGAACACCACCCACCACAACTACTTCACCAATCTTACACATGATGTCGTGGCACTCAAGGCTGGTCAGCTTACGACCTGCAGCACCTTTGAACTTACCGACAACAAACTTGAACAGGTCTTCCAGTGGTCCGGGACCTGACGCACGACCACCAAAGGTCTTCAGTCGAGCACCCGCAGGACGTACCTTGGATACATCCCATGTCGGGATTTCACCAGAGTACAACAGAGCAATTAACTGACGAAGGCTTTTAGCCCAGCCTGCTTTACTATCACGAACCACGATGTTAGTGTGGCTGTTAAACAACAATGCTGGTACTTCAGGCAGCTTGTTGACGTACTTGCTTTCGACACTAAAGCCTACACCTGTACCACACAGGAGGATATACATGGCTTCGTCAAACGATTTAACGTCATCCACGGGCAAGTAGCTGCAGTTGTACCCTGCGGTATTGTCACGGTCCAAAGCCTCACCAGCGGTCATTACAGCCCGCATAGAAGGCATTACTTCACGGTTCAGGATGGCAGCATGAAGTTCTTCGTGAAGCTCCTCAGGCATCACATATCCATGCTTAGAGGACAGCTGCTTATCGATGAACGTCATGTAGCGGTTGACCGTCTCAGGCCAGTGCTCACGGCGTTGTTTGTCATCTAGGAAGCGGCTGTAGCGGCTTTTGGCGATAAAAGTTTCGTATGTATTCATTGTTCCTTTTCTCTTTTCTTTTTCCAGCGGGTGCACCAAGCACTTAGGCGTTTAAACTGTTCAGCATCTTCTTCGTCCATTTTGATTGTTCCTCGAGACCCTTCAAAGCTCCAGTTAAGACCTTTGTCTGTGTCGAGATAAGCCCCTGAATTGATGATTCCATATGCTTCTGCAAATCTAATGGCTGATTTGGACTTAAAGATAGCGAGTATAGTCTTTCTAACAATACATTCTGGAGTGCGCTGTATTGTTTTACTGCTGCTACAGTATTGTCGCCAATCATTTTCAACCCATCCATTGCCTCTTTTAGCCCAAAATTGTTTTCTTCCGACATAGTATTCTCCGTTCTCCATTTCAATTAAGTAAATAAAACCTAAGAAGTCCTCAAGCCGACTTACGTAGTTTGTGATGTTTGTCGCATTCTTCCATCTTAGGTTACTCTTCAGCATCTTCTGCAAACTCCTTTTCAAAGAAGTCTGCCATGTCAACGATATGATCTGTCAACACCTCGACTAGCTCCTCTGTGGTCACCTTAAGAACATCTACCAGAAGGTCTGGATCGTATGTCTCTACGATTTTCTCTTTTAGTTCTTCTATGGTAAACATCAGTTTGCTAGCTCCCCACCTACCTCAAAGTCTTCCAGATCGATGTCTTCATCAACATCAAGATCGTCCTCAAGAACAACTGTGCGATCCAGTGCTGCCATGAACTCCTCAAGGTCTCCCTGAAGGTCATCAAGGCTCAGGCCCCTTGGGAAGGCAGCGGTTGCCCCTATGCCCACCAAGTCACCCTCTGAATCGTACACGGCATCCCTAAAGGTCATGAAGCCGTTGCTCTGTTGATACACGATCATCTTGTTTAAAACAGCTCTTGTCATTTTCCAATCTCCGGTACTTTAGGTTCGTTTACGACTTTCACCAAATGCTTTGGACCATTGTAATACAAGAATGTTCTTAACTCTGGGTAGCAAGCCTTTTTGTATTGACAGTAGGAACAACCTAAGGAAAGTTTTAGGTTTCCAGACTTTCCATCCTCTTCGGAATCGTAACACAAGTCTGGTGGCGTATCCGATTCCACAGCCTTTTTTAGTGCAATGATTTTCTCTTCAATATCTTCCTTCAACTTAGGATGGTCGGTATTCTCGAGGTCATACTCTAGCCAAGTAAGGTGTCCATTCTGCTTATCCATGGCAAGCCAAGCAATCTTGGTATCACCTTGGGACTTCGCATATGCCTTCAGCTGATCAATGTATCCAAAAGCATCGTTGTCCACCAGTGTGCCATCTTTGAACTTCTTGAAGCTGTATGAGCTTGTACTCTTTACATCCATCAAGGTGCCATCGATACGTCCATCCATGTGTCCAACAATACCAGCGACCTCACAGCGTTTCTGCTCATCGGTCACCTTGTGCCCTGAAGCCTTCACGAGGAACAGCAGCATCTCTTCAATGATGTGTCCGTACATGAACTTCAGGTGCATGTTGGGTGTCATCTCTTCCTTCTCAGTACCCCGCATGAGGTTCCAAAGGTACAGAGGGGTCTTCCCAACATTCGACAGCCTGAGGGTGCGGTTGTCTGACTTGTATTCAGATAGTTGGCGCTTCATGATCTTCTTCATGGACTCGCCGAACTCGTGAATAAGGTAGTCAATGTTGACATCCTCAGGAACTTTCTTGGTATCTAACAACTTGTATATGTCGTCGATTAGTGTGTCTGTGCCCATGTTTCTCCAATCTTAAAATCACCGTCCAGAGGACATCTTAGGTTAAGCTTTACGCCTGCCGCTTTTATACATTCGACTGCCAGCCATCCGAACTTCTGTGCTTGATCTTCACGAACTTCAGCCTGTATTTCATCATGGATGTTACCCACAAATTTATACTGTATATTATATATTTTAGCATACTCATCCAGAATTGTCAATGCCTTTTTCATTACAACAGCCCCTGCTGACTGTAACAAAGTGTTTAAGGCTGCGTGTGGACTTCTGACCCAGAGTCGTCGTCCGTCCAACCCAGTGAGATAGCCACGGTTAGCAGCTGTTCCAACTCTGTCTCGTAGATTTGCAAGAGCTGGCGTATTTGATAGAAACTTTTCTTTAAGTCGTCTACCAGCTCCTGCTGATCCTCCGGTGATAGTACCAATTTTTGCATCTCCGGCGCCATATAGAAATGCGTATATAAAAGTCTTAGCCTGATCTCGTGTAGCGAGTCCTGCAGCTGTTTGGTTTGCTGTGTGTATGTCTCCATGCAAAATTTCCTTTGTGTACGCTGCGTCATCCATGTAGTGCGCCAGCATACGTAGTTCAAGACCAGAGGCATCACAGCCCACCAACTTGTAGCCCTTAGGCACAATCCAACATGACCGACACTCTTTACCGTAGGGGCTGTAGCCTGCGGGCACCTGTGCCATGTTAGGGCTATTGTGCGTCATACGTCCTGTGACTGCACCGATAGCATTAACATAACCATGCACACGACCATCGTCTTCTACGGCATCGACCCAAGACTCCACCTGTGCGATACGCTTCTGGACCAGCAGGTACTCGCCAATCAGCTGTGCCTCTGGTATGTCTTTCACGTTGCTCAGAACCTTTTCGTCCACGATAGGCTGACCGTTGTCAGTAAACTCCTTAGGTTTCCATCCGAACCATTGGAGATACTTACCGATCTGCTGTCTGGAACCTAGGTTGAAGTCAGGGTAGTCAATACGGCTAAAGGAACCGCCAACGAGAACATAGCTATCACCAAGGAACTTAAGACCCACGTTAGACAGGCTGCCATCTTTCTTGTACTTGGGAGCAATCTCCTTGACAAAAACAGGTAGCGGTCTGAAGGTATCCCTGACGGTAGTTTCAAGTTCAAGCTTCTTTTCATATAACGTTCCCAGTAGTTCCATTGCCTGCCTTTGATCCAGCAGCCAACCATTCTCGATCTGACCTGCAATCACTCGCTGCACATCGTGCTCGAGAGCAATGCTCTGGTCACCAAAGGGCTTCAGCTTGTCTGTCAACCAGTTGTACGTGGCATGGGTCACTTGTACGTCTTGTACACAGTAGTCCACCATCTCCTGCGTCAGCTGGCTCCAGTCATCGTAGTCACCCTTGTGCAGCTTCAGTCGTATTCCCCACTCTCTGAGGCTGTGTCCTCCTTCCAGAGAAGGGTTATATAGTCTCGAGAGTACCAGAGTGTCTGTAAGTCGTACAGAGGAACTATCAAATCCCAAGAGGCGGTCGAGAACACGTACATCGTAGGCAATAATGTTGTGCCCGATAATGTGTGTAACACCGCCCAAGAACTCTTTGAGTGACTCACGGGTAGGGTTCCTCAAAATCGAAACTTCGTTGGTATCCACATCCTTGGTTACGACTACCCAGACCTTCTTGGGTTTCAGCCCGTCCGTCTCGATGTCCAGAATAACTTTTCTCATTCTTCATCCTAATATGCTCCAATCTATGACAGTTGGAACAGAGCACTACACACTGGTCTGCTTCTGCTACCACTTCTGATTTTGCACCTGAGACACCGCGCCATGCCTTGTACTCCAAAGCCATCGTCTTGACCACATCCGCTGGATGGTGGAAATCAAGAACTGCCTGTGGGTACTTCCTCTTACAGCACGAGCATATAAGCTTGCATCTTCTTAAAAGATAAAGCCCTCTGTTACGGTTCCCAGTTTTGTCCCACTCACGGGTCTCAGAACTCATCTTCTGCAGATGCCGCCTTGACCTCTGGTGGAACTCCGGTCTCCAATCGACCTGTACCCTGATTATAGTACAACCAGCCAGCAGGTCCTGTCATGCCAGTCCTCCGGCACTTCACCAGCTGCACGAAGGTACTGTTCTTGGCGTACTCATCCTCTGCCATCTTGTCACGACTCAGTAGAATCGTATTGAAGGCGATCTGGTTGATACTGCCTGAACCCTTCAGGTCATACTCAGACACGTTGTGTGGCTGCGAGGCGCTTGGCTTACGCATGTGGGACACCACAATGATAGCCACGTTGGTCTCCTTCGCCAGCTTCAAAAGGCGGTCCATAAAGTCATCTATGACCTCGTTGGTGTTGCTGGAGACACCTGCCTGCAGCGGGTCAATGACTAGGATATTACATCCGTTGCCTTTGACCATGGAACGAAGCTTAATGAACAGCTCATCGGCATCCACGGCACCAAAGTGGTCCAGAAGGTATATACGACCATCGGTAATGATGTCGGACTTGTACTTGGATAGATCATGGTCCTCCAGATTCTCAAATGAGAAGTTCAGGTTGTTGTGAATTGTCAACAGGTTCTTCACTGCTTCGCCTTTGGAAGCCTCGAGGAACGCACAGCCAATGTTCAGGTCGGTGTTCTTCCACAGGTGGTACGTAATCTCGTTCACCATGGTTGTCTTACCGACACTGGTCAGGGCACCCAACACAGTAATCTCACCCGCTGCGATACCACCGTTCATCATCTGGTTCAATTGACCAAAGGACTCTGGGAAGGGAATGATCTGCTCCTTACCCATCTTCAGGAAGTCTTCCCAAGCCTCCTCCAGCGTAATCACGCCAGTCATGACATACGCCTTAGCGTTCCACCACTCCTGCATGAAGGCTTTTGCTTTGCCGTTCTTCAGGTAGTCACAAGGGTCCTTGAACTCCTCTAGGTTGACGATCTTTGCCTTGTTTGGCGATAGGATTTGAGCGCACTCTTCAGCCGCTGCGCGACCCGGCTCATCCGAATCAAACGCAATGATGACGTTCTCAAATCCTTCAAGCCACTCCAGATTACGTTGGAAGTCCTTTTTAGCGCCAGCCGCACCTTTAGAGACGCTAACAACAGGCCAACGCGAACCCAGTAGCTCATATGCCGCCATCGCGTCCAACTCGCCTTCAACAACTGTGACATACTTTCCCTCATTACTAAATAATTGTTGACCAAACAGTGTGTTTGACTTCATGTCACCGCTGGTCGTGAACCGCTTGTCACGCAGCACACGGACCTTTACGCCACACTGTGCACCCTTCCTGTCGAAGTATGGGTAGTAGTGCTTGATAGCCTCTGATGTGCCAACCTTGAACTCTGATGTCACGCCATACTTCTTGGCGGTGTCCATAGAAATCTTACGGTCAGCGATACCTGAGACCACCCCATGCTGCTCGAATGAGCGTTGGGTAGGGAAGTCCACTACTTCCGCTTGTTCCCCTGAAGGAAAATAGCTATTACAGCCAAAACAGTAGCCATGCCCATCGTCGTACCTCGCTAGGTTGTCCTTGGAACCGCACTTGGGGCAAGGCTCATGTTTTACGAAATTAGCTTCAGTTTTATAACTTTGCATCGTTTTATCCTAAGTTAGGGGCCGAAGCCCCATTAGACCCTTAAAACTCCTCCGCAGTGGTCGCCTGTTCAGAGAACTCGAGGACTTTGACCGCAGACAGGTATGGTGAGATACCGTGGACAGGGTGTGGTTTACCTGCGGTCCACTTGAGACGGACCTTGGAACCATACTTAAGATCGGATGCGGGGATTTCGTTACCCTCAGGATCGTAGACAGGAACCTGATACTTGGTAGCGAACTTGCGCTGTGCCTTGCCTTGGTACTCCTTCAGCTTGATTCCCATGTTCTCCAAGGCGACTGCCTCTTCATCGTCCATGGTCAAAGTTAGTGAGTACTTACCTGTGTCTTGACCGTTGTACTTGTCGGTCTCTGTCAGGTTAACGAAAGCAGCAATGCCATTGGTGTAGTTTGCCATGATTACCTCCTATAAGATCGTGGCTCAGTTGAAAAACGACCGAAGTCGTAGTAAAAGTATATCACAAGTCGGAAGACCTTGTCAAGACATCCTCTTCAAGTTCTTGAAAGACCTCACCCTTAAGTTTATTCTTAAGTTTACTTCTTTTATACTCTTTCTTTGGAGAAACTATGTTTTTACTCTTATGTAGTAAATCCATATATTTCTTCATATAGTTTCTTTCCTTAGGTTTATTATACATAAAGATAATCTCCTTTGGTTATACTTATGTATATATTGTATCACATATCATCCTCCTTGTCAACCGTGTTGTCTTCCCCATCGTCAAATGTCTCGTAAACATACTGTAAGCATTCAAAACACATGTCAGTGTACTCCCCTCGACTGTCTTTAAAAGTTGACTCTTTGTCACTCAAGGCTTTGTTACATGCTAAACACCTCATAAAATACCTCCAGAAGGCCTCAGAACGGCCTGTGTTGCGTTTTTAGGACCTTGTCCATACCTAGGTATACCTAAGACCTTAAAATGTCATGTGCTCCTCCTTTCTGCACCTGACAACTCAGCCATCCTAGCCAACAAGTTGTTAAGCGGTTCTGTCATCATCGCCCTACAGCAACTAACAACGATTGGGTTAAAGTCTTTTCCGCTATCACTCTCTTCTACACGGTTAAGGTACTTTTCAAAGAACTCTTTAACCAACCCTTGTAGCTCTAACGCTCTCTCTTCATTCTGCATTTCAGCAGCTATCTGTTTTTGATTCATGTTGTGATCTCCGCTCAAAATAACGCCTCCTCTGTCTCTTGGATCAGGTCCTGAAGACGCAACATGGCAGCCTTCCTGACGACCCACTCAGGTTTTATACCGAAGGGGTTAAAACAACGTCCTGTCCGTGAACAGAACCCGTAGTACTCCATGCTTTTCACTGGTTTTCCTCCTCCCAATCTAAAAATTCCTCCTGCTCATAAGCATCCATTTGTGCAAAAGTACTAAAGTGCACCTCTTGACAGCAACTAAAAGTTGTACGTTGTGTACCACAATAGTTACAGTATTCAGTAGAATCGTTCATGAACTCATCACGTAGTTCTTCTCGTGTCATTTTCATAGCTTCTCCAGTTCCTTAGATACCAGTGTAGCGTATCCTGCGATGTCCTTCCATGAATCCTCATAGTAGGGGTCTCCGCAGCAGATACGTGCCAACTTGTTGCAGATCATGTCCATGGACTCCTGCTGGTAATGCTCCATCTCCTGCCATGCTGAAGATGTGTGGCAAATGTCCTTGAACATCTGTGATGTCATGGCGACCTTGCGGTACTCACCATAACGTTTCCCACGGGCTTCTAGGACCTCATCAATGTCCATGTCTGTGGCTTCCATCTCATCAGTCACCTGCTCTTTGTACACTCCCATATCAACTCCTCTCAACGCTTTGTCGTACTTGTCTACTGCGTCCTGTAGGGCTAGGTTATGTGTCTTACCGAACCCTAAGAACTCCTGATAGGCGCAAGCCCATAGGTCCTCTTTTACCTTCTTACACTCATACATCTTCGTCCTCCTTCCATTTCTGTGCGGTGTCGCAGGTTCCAAAGCCAGTCTCCAGTACCATACAGTACCTGAACTTCTCTGTCACCTGACCTTCACCATAATCGTACCGTTCAGTCTCATGGTAGCAGTGCAGGCAGTCCATACATGGACCACCGTCCTGATACACCTCATTCACGTATTTGTAATCGTTCATGGGCACTGCGCCAGTTGAATGTACACCATATAGTAGGAACCTAAAGCAGCCCCTACCAGTGCTCCGAACATGGCGACAACCATACATGACGCCCAGTGAATCAGTTTCATAACACCTCCTTAAAACAATGATGGCAGGGCTGATTTTAACACATCTCGACACTTCTCTGCAACGTCTCTGTGCTCCTTCTGAGTCTCAGGTCCCGTACGTACGTCTATGTAGTGCATCCATGACCGCACAGTTCCTGCCATGTACATGCGTGACATCGTGAGACCCTCAGGCAGCAGCTTACGTGCCACCTCCTTAGCAATGCCTTTCTCGAGTGCCATCTTGTACAACATATCGGCTTCGTGACCCATACGCACCTGCATGTTCCTCCACCACTGGCTCAGATACTCATCGTTGGCTTCTAGGCTGTTCTGGCGGTTCTTCTGGTCCTGCAGCCTTGGCTCGTCAGGTTCAGCGAACCCTTGCACCTCTGCGTACCGTTGACTAAATTCCTGAAAACTAAAGGACCTGTGTCGGAGTATCTGGCGGGCTATGTCTCTGGTGGTGTTGATCTCGAGACAGACCGAAGCCATCTCGAAGGGTGACCAGTGTTTGTGCTCCTGTAGGTACTTGAGCAGCTTAGGGGCTGTATCGTTGTTGGTTTGGTTCGCAGGGTTCGACACCCTCGCACAGTAGGCAATGGTTGCTTCTGCGTTGGGTGTTGCCCATATCATGTGTACGCTGTTCATGTTTATTTATCCTTTACTGTGTATTCAATGCGGTAGTCCAGTGGTTCGCCCAGTTCGTTGATGGCAGACCTTAGCTGTTGGCATACTCGATCTATATGGTCTATGCTCAACATGCAGGACATCTCCTCTGTCAGGTCTATGGTCCCTATTGGTTCATCGTCTCGACTGCTAAAAGTCACTTTTACTGTGTTCATGCTTCGTTTTCCCTTTGCTTCTTGTTTAAATTCCATACCTTGATTGAACAGGCACAGTGCATCAAAGATATTACATGCGTACTCGTGCCTCTCCTGTAGCTGGTCCCACTCCACATCAGCGATGTAGTCCCGCAGGAAAGCCCTCACGGCTTCCTCGTTGGCGTAGGCAATGTTTTGGTTATACGCAGCGACAAACGCCTCTATGTGCTGCTTGCTGTACGTTTTCATGCTTCGTCCTCCTCGAACATTGATGCCCACTCTTCAGGCGTTGTGCCTGTCAAAATAAACTCTCGCTGCTCAGGGGTCAGCATGTAGAACACATCCTGAATCATGAGGTTTTCAGCCTTCCAGCGGTTGTGCAGTATACCGTAGACCCTCTCAGTCAGCGGTAGGGTCATGGTGTGGGGTTTCCCTGTAAGGCGGGACACCTTGAATAGTTCCATCATCTTTTTTCCTTTGATTCCAGCCAGTCAGCGACCAGCGCCAAGATTCCGAACAGTCCCGACACGCAGGACACGAACAGGACCATTAGGATAACATCGTCTAGGGTCATGCTGCCTTCTCCTTCAAAATGAGCTTGTCCTCTTCCACAGTGAACGCATCACTGTACGTGATCAACCCTACGTCCAGCAGGGCGCGCTTGTAGCCGAAATACTCCCCTCTGGCTTCGTCTACGGCATCACCCATCATGTCCACGCCTTCCAGTACTGCCAAGTGATTCACCTGATACTTGAACCACAGTCCACGCAGGCGGGTTAGTGCTCGTTCTTTGGTCATTGCATGTTCTCCTTCAGTTGCTTTTACGAATTTGATAAACATCGGAACCGCTGGCTGTGACGAACTCTCCGATCTGCAGCATCCACTCGAAGGTCTGACGCACAAACACGTTGTCCACCTCTTCCAGT